CGAAAGCAACACGCAGCCGCGCCGTTCTCTTTCCACTGGCGGCGGTGGTGATGCGGCGCTGACTAACTGCTGAGCGCAGTTATCAACCGGTGAAATAAACCCGATTACCCACTGATTTCAGGAAATAAGAATGCGTAAAGAAACCCGCTTCAAATTTAATGCTTACCTGTCCCGCGTTGCTGAGCTGTCTGGCATCGATGTCGGCGACGTTTCGAAAAAATTCACGGTAGATCCGTCTGTCACGCAGACCCTGATGGATACCGTGCAGGATACCTCTGAGTTTCTGACGCGTATCAACATCGTGCCGGTTGATGAACTCAAGGGGGAAAAAGTCGGTGTGGGCGTGACCGGCTCTATTGCCAGCACCACTGATACCGCCGGCGGTAAGGAGCGCCAGACGGAGGATTTTTCGAAGCTGGAATCGAACAAGTACGAGTGCGATCAGATTAACTTCGATTTCCATATCCGTTACAAAACGCTCGACCTGTGGGCGCGCTTTCAGGATTTCCAGCTGCGTATCCGCAACGCCATCATTAAACGCCAGGCGCTGGACTTCATCGCGGCGGGCTTCAACGGGGTTAAGCGCGCGGAAACATCCAACCGCGTAGACAACCCGATGCTCGAGGATGTCGCGGTCGGCTGGCTGCAGAAGTACCGCAACGACGCGCCAAAGCGCGTGATGAGCAATGTTACCGACGAAGATGGCAATGTGGTTTCGGCTGTGATCCGCGTGGGTAAAGGCGGGGATTATGCCAACCTCGACGCGCTGGTGATGGATGCCACCAATAACCTGATTGAGCCGTGGTATCAGGAAGACCCGGAACTTGTGGTTATCGTGGGTCGCCAGCTGCTGGCTGATAAGTATTTCCCGCTGGTCAACAAAGAGCAGGATAACAGCGAAATGCTGGCCGCCGACGTGATTATCAGTCAGAAGCGCATCGGTAACCTGCCGGCGGTGCGTGTGCCGTTCTTCCCGGCTAACGCAATTTTCGTAACCCGCCTGGAAAACCTGTCCATCTACTTCATGGATGACAGCCACCGCCGCTCTGTCGAGGAAAACGCGAAGCGTGACCGCGTGGAAAACTACGAGTCGATGAACATCGATTACGTGGTTGAAGACTACGCTGCCGGCTGCCTGATTGAAAATATCAAGTCGGGCGACTTCTCCGCGCCGGCGCAGACCGCAGCCGCGGCTTCAACGGAAGTACCGAAAGTACCGGCAGAGGAAGCGTAACCAATGACGAGCCCCGCACAGCGACACCTGATGCGGGTCTCGGCCATCACAACCGCGCAGCAGGTCGATAACCCGCTGCGCCATGCAACTGGCTATGAGCAGATGCTGGTTAAGCTGGCCGCAGACCAACGCACCTTAAAAAACATTATTTCGAAAGAAACCAAAGCCGAGAAAAAGCGCGAATTGCTGCCGTTTTATGCGCCGTGGGTCACCGGCGTGCTGGAGCAAGGAAAGGGCCGGCAGGACGACATTCTGATGACGGTGATGCTCTGGCGTCTCGATGCCGGTGATATTGCCGGCGCGCTCGATATTGCCCGCTACGCCTTCAAATACGGCATGACAATGCCCGGCAGGCACAAGCGGACACCGCCGTACATGCTCACCGAAGAAGTGGCGCTCGCCGCCGCGCGGGCTGTTGCCGCCGGTGAGCCGGTGGATATTAGCCAGTTGCTCGACACGCTGACGCTGACCGCCAGTGCGGACATGCCCGATCAGGTGCGCGCCAAACTGCACAAGGTTATCGGTCAGGTGTTGCGCGATCGTAATGCGCATGCCGATGCGCTCGCCCACTTCCAGCGTGCTATGCAGCTCGACTGTCAGGCGGGCGTGAAAAAGGACATCGAGCAACTTGCGCGCGTGCTGCGCCCGAAACCGGCCACACCGGCAAAGCCGCCTGCAGCCACGCGAACACGTAAGCCCAAAACCACAGCCAAAAAAGCGACACCTGGCCGACGCGGACGCCCGCCGAAGGTTATCGCCAGTTAACAGAATGCGCCCCGCGCCGGGCGGCACGCCGGTTGATGGCGGCTTTATGCCTGACCTGATACCGGCGTCCACCGCCCACCCTTTTTGAGGTAGTCATGACGACGCTGATTATTAATAACAACACGCAGCACGCCGCCGGTACGGTGGTTATTCCGCAGCAGCAAGACCATGAGGCGGTGATAGCGAATACCTTCTTTTTTCCCGACATCGATCCGAAGCGCGTGCGCGAGCTGATGCGCCTTGAGCAGACGGTCGCCCCTGCGCGGCTGCGTGACGCCATTCTCGCGGGCATGGCCGAGACAAATGCCGAGCTTTATCTCTACCGCGAGACGCAGCTCGCCGCCGGGCATAAAACCCTGGCCGATGTGCCGTCTGACACTCTCGATGGCGAGAGCACCCGCGTTTACCACTACAGGCGTGCCGTGTGTGCCATGACGGCCGCCACGCTGTATGAGCGTTATCGCGGGGTGGATGCCAGCGCGAAGGGGGATAAAAAAGCCGAGAGCATTGACACAACAATCGATGAAATGTGGCGGGATATGCGCTGGTCAGTGGCGCGCATTCAGGACAAGCCGCGCTGCATTGTGGGTCAAATCTGATGAAAGCGATCGCACTGCAGGGCGACACCCTCGACGTGATTTGCGTGCGGCACTACGGGCGCACGCTGGGCGTTGTTGAGACGGTGCTCGCAGCTAATCCGGGTCTGGCTGAGCTCGGGCCGGTGTTGCCACATGGCATCACCGTCGAGCTGCCGGACGTACAGACATCACCCGTTCAGGAGACCGTAAACCTGTGGGAATGAATATCGAGAGAATCACCTCAATTATCGCGTACTGGCTGAGCGCCGTGCTGGCGATGTTCGGCGCAGCCACCCCGCAGGATTTCGCCGCCTGGTTCGGTGTGCTCGGTGTCTGCATCACAGTGGTTGTTAACTGGTATTACCGCCGCAAAGGGTTTGCGCTGCTTGAAATGCAGGCCAGGCAGGGCGGCATCACCGGGGAGGATGTCAATAATGCCACTCGTTAAACGTTGCAGCGTCGCCGTGGTGCTGGCACTGGCGGCACTGGTGCCGGATTACCGCCTGTTGAAAACCTCCCCGTCGGGGCTTGCCCTGATTGCCGATCTGGAAGGGTGCCGGCTGCGCCCCTACCAGTGCAGCGCCGGGGTATGGACGTCGGGCATCGGTCACACTGCCGGGGTGACGCCAAAAGGCGACATCACAGAGCGCACTGCCGCCGAAAACCTCGTCAGTGACGTACTGAACACCGAGCGCCGCCTCGCCGCCTGCGCCCCGGTGGAAATGCCCCAGCCGGTTTACGACGCGGTGGTCAGCTTCGCCTTTAACGTTGGCACCGGGGCGGCATGTCGCTCGACGCTGGTCGCGTTTGCGAAGCGTGGCGAATGGGCGCAGGCGTGCGAGCAACTCCCGCGCTGGGTATACGTCAACGGCGTGAAAAACAGAGGGCTGGAAAACCGCCGCGCCCGGGAGCGCGCTTACTGCCTTAAGGGGGCCAGATGAAAACGTTAATCGTGCTGCTAGCTCTGGCTGTGCTCGGGTTGTTGTGGCTGCGCCATGAAAACCAGACGCTGGCCCGCTCTTTTGAGAAGGCAAACCACGTTGCCGCCGCGCAGAAGCGGACCATTACCATGCTTGAAAATCAGCGGGTCGTTGCGCAGCGGCTGGCTGGCGAGAATGAGCGGGCGCAGGTATCACTGCGCGAAAAACTGAACGCTGCCGGCGAGCGCGCGACGCGCCGCGAGCAGGCCATTACGAGGTTGCTTAATGAAAATGAATCGCTTCGCCGCTGGTATGGCGCTGAGTTACCTGATGCTGTGCGCCGGCTGCACTACCGCGCCCCCTGCGCCAGTGCAGGTGACTGTATCGGACGCCTGCCCGAAAGTGAGTCTCTGCCCGATGCCCGGCAGCGATCCGAAAACTAACGGCGATCTGAGCGCCGACATAAAAAACCTTGAGAACGCGCTCGAAAGCTGCGCGCTGCAGGTTGAAATGATTAAACAATGCCAGGACAAACACGATGCTGAAACCCGACAGCCTGCGCAGGGCGCTGACTGATGCCGTGCCGGCGCTGCGCACGAACCCCGATATGCTGCGGCTGTTTATCGATAACGGCAATATCGCGGCGACGCTGGCCGCCTCACTGTCATTTGAAAAGCAGTACACGCTCAACGTGGTGGTGACCGACTTCACCGGCGACATGGATTTGTTGCTTGTGCCGGTGATGGCATGGCTGCGCGAGCATCAGCCCGACGTCATGACAACTGACGAGGGGCGCAAAAAGGGATTCACCTGGTATGCGGACATCAACAACGACAGCAGCGTCGATGTGAGCATCAGCCTGTTACTCACTGAGCGCACCATCATAAAAGAGATTGACGGCGCGCTGCATGTAAGCACGCTGCCGGAACCGCAGCCACCGGAGCCGGTGACACGCCCGGTGGCGATGTATGCGGGCGGTGAGCTGGTGAGTCAGTGGGATGAGTGACTTCAAACCCTTTGACGATAAGCTTGCCGGGTTGATTGCCTCCCTGTCGCCGGCTGGCCGCCGCCGGCTGGCTGTCGATATGGCGAAAAAGCTGCGACAGAGCCAGCAGCGGCGCATCAAATCCCAGCAGAACCCGGACGGCACGCCCTACGAGCAGCGAAAAAAACAGCCCGCCAGAGCCAAGACGGGCCGGGTTAAGCGGGAAATGTTTGCGAAGCTGCGCACCAGTCGTTTTATGAAAGCCAAAGGCAGTGACGACGGCGCGGTCGTGGAATTCACCGGCAAGGTGCAGCGCATCGCGCAGGTGCATCAGTACGGGCTGAAAGACAGGCCAGCCCGCAACGGCGTGGCAGTGGAATACCCGGTGCGTGAATTGCTGGGCTTTACTGAGGATGACCGAAGGCTTGTTGAATCGCTCCTCACGGATCATCTGGCACAGTAGCGTTGTGCTGAATATGGCAAAACTCCCCTGCATTGCCGCTGCCCCGGTGCGGCGGCATCCTTCCCCGCATGAATACTCTCACATCACTACAGGAAGTCGCCCGCGCGCTGCGCAACATGATACGCACCGGCGTCGTTGTCGAAATCGACCATGCCGCCGGGCGGTGTCGCGTGCAGACCGGCGGCATTAAAACCGACTGGCTCCAGTGGCTGACAAACCGTGCCGGGCGCTCGCGCACATGGTGGGCACCCTCGGCGGGCGAGCAGGTGCTGCTCCTCGCTGTGGGCGGTGAGCTCGATACCGCTTTCGTGCTGCCAGGCATTTACTCTGATGAACATAACGCACCGTCAGCCTCGGCTGATGCGTTGCACGTGGCATTTCCTGACGGTGCGGTCATTGAGTACGAGCCGGAAACCGGCGCGCTCACTGTCAGCGGCATCAAAACCGCCGACATTACCGCGTCAGAATCCCTCACCGCGACAGTACCGCTTGTGACCGTTCGCGCACAAACCCGCATCACGCTCGATACGCCGGAAGTGGTCTGTACCAACAAGCTTATTACCGGCTCGCTTGAGGTGCAGGCGGGCGGCACGATGAATGGCAATATCAGCCATTCGGGCGGCGCGCTCACCTCCAACGGCGTGCAGGTGGACAACCATAATCACGGCGGCGTGCAGAAAGGCGGGAGCTGGACGGAGGGTGTTAAATGACGGCGCGTTATATCGGCCTGCGTCGCGGTGATGGTCGGACGATTACTGATGAGGAGCATATCGCACAGAGCCTCAGCGACATCCTGCGCACGCCGATCGGCTCGCGCGTGATGCGTCGTGATTACGGCTCGCTGTTATCCGACATGATAGACCAGCCGCAAAACCCGGCGCTTGAGCTGCAAATCAAGGTGGCCTGCTACATGGCGATCCTGAAGTGGGAGCCTCGCGTCACGCTGACAGAGGTCACAACCGAGCGCCAGCTCAACGGGCGCATGGTCGTGAACGTTACCGGGCAGCTCACCGACAGCGGCGCGCCCCTGTCCTTAACCTTACCTGTGAGTTGAAACCATGCCACTGATTGACCTCAGCCAGCTCCCGGCCCCGGATGTCGTCGAGGAGCTCGATTTTGAAAGCATCCTGACCGAGCGTAAGGCGACACTGGTCTCACTGTTCCCGGAAGATGAGCAGGATGCCGTGGCCCGCACGCTGTCGCTCGAATCCGAGCCGCTTACAAAGTTCCTGCAGGAGAACGCTTACCGGGAGGTCATCTGGCGGCAGCGCGTCAACGAAGCCGCGCGGGCAACCATGCTGGCCTACGCCGCAGGTGACGATCTCGA